GCTTTCTGATGATGAATCCGCACGCGAGCGCGAAGTTGAGGAGCTGCGCGAGGCATTGTGTGCCGTGAAAGCCTTGCTAGAAACCGTTGGAGGATTTTGCCGGGATAAGGCATTCAAGTTTGACACCGAGCAATTTGGCAAAGATATGGTTCAGCATATCAACATCATGGGCGCATATGGAGACCCTGATTACTTAAAAGGCGCGTTGTCTTGCAGGCACGTGGACTTGCGTAAAACTACACGGAAAAAGAAAAATGAAACCAAGTAAACCAAAAAGCCCATTCGATTGGAAAGGCCAGCCATCGATCATTGCCGACAAGTTTGGCCGAATCAAAAGCACGCGCCAGATGTTGCTAGATGCAAATAGGGTAAACCCAGAGCAGCATTCATGCACACCAAATCAGACTAAATCGAAGGTGGCACCAAGGTGAGCGAAATAGCCCACACCGAGCTAGTAGACGAAACCGCTCACTTCTTTGCGCCAGTAAGTGCGGACATCTTCACCGAGCTATTGGGTCAATACCAATCCATGCGAAAACGGATTGAAGCTATTGGCAACATGATCGACGTGGAGAATGAGTCCGCGCTTGAATATTTTCTATCTGGAAACAGTGACGATAGCGGACACTTTCGGCCTTCAGTAAAAAAGCTGTTTGAGGTATCGGGAGCAGTAGCGAGCCTTAATTCTGCCTATTGGTCAAAGACCCTAGCACTTACTGACGTGCTGGACATGATGCCGCAAAAGCGACGGGACGAATGGCATAAGACAATCCGAGAAATGACAGCGCCCGACTTTGTAGAGGAAACGGTGCGCCCGACTATCACGGAAATGATGAACATGCGCGCCCAGTTTTTGGCTGAGCGGGTAGACGGAATATTCAGGGGATTGTCGGGCGACCACGTTACCAACGCCCCCGAAGGTTTCGGCAAGCGGATGATTATTGCCCGTGTTCTAAATGCTTATGACTCTGCGGACACTAGCACCTGCGGATTGATCAATGACCTGCGGTGTGTGGTGGCTAAATTCATGGGGCGAAAAGAGCCAGGCTGGCATGCAACGTCTGACCTAATCCCGATTCTTAGGCGTAGGTGGGGCCAGTGGGTGACGTTGGACGGCGGGTCTATGAAGATCAAGTTGCACCGCAAAGGAACCGCCCACATGGAGGTTCACCCGGATATGTCGTGGAGATTGAATGCGATTCTTGCCAGTATGTACCCGCGAGCTATCCCGGCAGAGTTTCGCCAAAAGCCTAAAAAGCAGATAAAAGAGTTTGAACTTATCGGAAGACCGCTACCGTTTAACGTGCTGGCCCTGCTGGGTGGTATGAGAATCGCCACACGCATCGTTGGAAACGGCTACCCTACAAAGTACGTCAATATTGAGAACGCTCGGAAGTTTGACAGCGGTAGGCACGTTGGAGGTGTAGAGGAAGCAACCAAGGTACTGGAATCCATCGGCGCGGTATTGATGGAGCGCGGGTCTAATCCATACTTTCAATTTGACTACGACCCCACCGAAGTGCTGGATGATATTGTGGCCTCTGGGTGTATTCCTGACAAACAATCGCACCAATATTACGCGACCCCTGAGAAACTGGCACGTATTGCAGTTGAGTGGGCATACATTGGGGACGATGATCAATGCTTAGAACCCAGTGCAGGGCAGGGCGGCATTGCTCAATTCATGCCACAGGACAGAACTACGTGCGTGGAAATATCCGAACTACATTGCACAATCTTGAAGGCCAAGGGGGTTAACGTGGTAAACGCTGACTTTTTGCCGTGGGCTATTACGGCGGGTAGGTACGACAGGATCATCTTAAACCCACCTTTTGAAGGCGGCAGGGCACGATTGCATACTGAGTACGCCATAGGCCTATTAAAGCCAGGTGGCGTGGTTGTATCCATCCTGCCAGCGTCCAACAAGGGCAAGGACTTTGACGGCGTGGAGTGCGAATGGTCAACAATCTACGAAAACGAGTTTGCAGGCACTGGAGTGAATGTGGTGATTCTTAAGGCGACCAAGTGCGATGCGTAATGTGTTCCAGGCCATTGGACAAAGCAATGTATTTTGTTGCTTGCCGTCCAATAGGCCCGGTCTGCCACAAAAAATTGTTTCCAACCGCAGTTATCAGCCAATCTAAGGCCGTTTTCAATCCACAGACAGATTTATTCACCAATGGAGACACTATGACAAAGACACTGAAAGTAAAGCGCGTTCACGACAACGCCATTCTTCCAAAGTACCAAACCGCAGGGGCAGCTTGCTTTGATTTGCACGCTGCAACGGTAGCAGGCATGACTCAAATAGGCTCAAACGTCGAGCAGGGCTTCCCTGTTACCTGCGGGACTGGGTTATCGTTTGAAGTGCCAGAAGGCTACGTAATGCTAGTTTATAGCCGTTCAGGGCATGGCTTCAAGCATCAGGTCAGATTGTCAAATTGTGTAGGCGTGGTGGATTCTGACTACGTTGGCGAGGTAATGGTGCAATTGGTAAGCGATGAGGTTGATCACGACATGGGGCGCGTTCCGTTTTTTGTACGCCCAGGCGACCGAATAGCCCAAGCCATGCTGATACCTGTTGACCAATGGGCTATCGAGGAAACTAGCGAGCTAAAGGAAACCGAGCGAGGCGATAAAGGCTTTGGCAGTACAGGAACGCAGTCGCCTTTATTGTAAAAAATAGCACTACCCCTAAGAAATTTGGGGTAGAATTTGCGCTGAGAGTTTCGACATTCCCTGAATCAGAGGGTTAAAAAGTCAAAGCTCTCAAGGCCTACCGCCTGTAGTTCCGTGCTGATTCCACGGGGTTGCAGGCGGTTTTTTTTGGAGTAACGAAAATGCAGATAGCAACAATGGACAACTCGCAAAAGATGTCGAGCCGTGAGATAGCGGAATTCACACAAAAAGAGCATGGGCACGTAAAGAGAGACATTGAAAACATGCTCGATCAGCTTGAAAAAGATGTATCCACTTTTGGATGTACCTACCGTGATTCAGTAGGACGACTACAAACGGAATATGTGCTAAATAAAGACCTGACACTGACGTTAGTTTCTGGATACTCAGCTCCAATGCGATTTGCAATTATCAAGCGTTGGCAGGAATTGGAGTCGAAACAAGCAATCAAAGTTCCCACAACGCTATCGGGAGCCTTGCGACTTGCCGCAGAGCAAGCAGAGAAGATCGAAGCCAAAGACGCGCTATTGCTTGAGCAAGCACCTAAAGTTGCAATATACGAGATATTGGCAGACCGCAAACAAGACGTAAGTACGACGCTGATTGCAAAACAATTAGGCACTACCGCCATCAAACTAAATCAGTTTTTGCGTGAAGGAGGCGTGAAGTGGCTCAATGCTGATTTGCCTAAAGCTGGCTATTCTGAGTGGTTTAACGTTGTTTCTGACGTAAAAAACGGGCACGAGTTCCATCAATGTCTGATTACACCGCTCGGGCAGCTAGAAATCACGAAGCTGTGGACTGCAAAATGACAAAGGATGCTCGCATATCAACCGGGCTACCTGGTCACCCAAAGACCAAGAAGCTACTCAGGCGATTGGGGCACGCTGGTCCATTGGCATGCATATACTTGTTTATATGGTCGGCTGCCAATCGAAGCGACGGTGACTTGTCTGGACTATCAAACGAAGACATAGAACTGTCAGTCGATTGGACTGGTGAACATGGCGCTTTTGTCTCTGCAATGGTCGACGTTGGTTTTTTGGATGGTGCGGAAAACCAGCTTTCTATTCACGATTGGTCAGAGCATAACCCCTGGGCGGCTGGTGCAAAAGATAGGTCCGAAGCGTCACGATTTGCAGCTTTATGCAAGCGATATGGACGCAATGAAGCTACGAACCGCATGCCAGATTATGCGGACCGCATGCGAGGCGCATCCGAACCGCACACGGACCGCATGCGAGGCGGATGCGAGGCGGATGCCCCGTCTCCGTCTCCGTCTCCGTCTCCGTCTCCAATACCGTTACCGTTACCGTTACCAAAGATAGAGAAGACAAAGACAGCACGCGGTTCCCGCTTGCCTCAAGACTTTGAACCTGATTTTCAATTTGCTATTGATCAAGGAATAGCCAACACATTGGAAGAGGCAAGCAAGTTTCGGGACTACTGGAATTCACAACCTGGACAAAAGGGCGTAAAGCTAGATTGGCCGGCAACATGGCGTAACTGGTGCAGGAATGCAAAGCCATCATCAAAGGTTCAACAACCAAGCGAAACGCCATATCAGAGATCAATGCGCGAGAGATATCAAGTTGCAGCACCATCTATTGCAGCAAGCAATCCAGGCGCAAGCAGGATAGACCCGAATACGTTTTTTGATTCATTGCCAGCAAAACTAGGGATAGCTAATGGCTGACATTCACCAATTGATCGACATTGTTTTTACAAAACTATCACTTGTTTACGGGCGCGACTTCTTGGGAAGGTGGGAGGGTATCGATATAAGCGACGTAAAGGGCGATTGGGCGCACGAACTGAGTGGCTATGAGGGTAACCCCGCCGCAATCAAATACGCGCTCCAAAACCTGCCAAACAAAGCCCCTACGGTTTTGGAGTTTCGCGCAATTTGCCAGCGCGCACCAGAACCCGCAATGGCTGGCTATTTGGACGCACCAAAGGCAAACCCTGAGGTTGTGCGCAGAGCCTTAGAAGCGGCACGAGCAGCACTTACGAAAGCAGCAAAATGACAAGACAATACGCTGCATTGAAGTTGTTAGAGCATGGGCCGCTAATGTTGGCAGAGTTTGTGGCAATCACTGGCTGGCCGTACCAGTCAACTTACAAGGTGTTAGCCGAGCTAGTGGATATTGGAGCAATCAAGCGGCAAAGGTGGGGGCGGTATAGCCTGTGACCGAAGCCGACGAAGCCCTAAAAGCCCGCATAGTGGCCCACTGTGCGTACATGGCAAAGCACGACAGAGCGTATGCAATATACGCTTTCAAGCGATACTGCGAGGCGCTGCATTGGATAAACTGGAAGATTGAAAAATAATTGCAAAATGTTAGTAAAATAGATTACAATGGAACCATGCAATCGCTAACAATCCAACTGCTAAATCGCCAACAAGCAATAGCAGCATTGAAGGGCCAGCTATACCCGTTCCTTGCGGCTGTATTGCAAGCTGATCAGCGGTTCACGCTGACGGTAAAGCCACAAACGCGAAGCAGTGAACAAAATTCTCTGATGTGGCCTATTTTGCAAGAGTTCTCAAGACAGATTGAGTGGCCTATCAATGGTCACATGGTCAAGATGGACGCTGACGACTGGAAAGCAGTGTTGTCGGCGGCATTTAAGCGCGAGACAGTTCGCCTGGCTATGGGATTGGATGGTGGTGTGGTTATGTTGGGGCAAAGAACCAGCAAGTTCACCAAGGCTGAGTTTTCCGAGTTCATCGAATTTCTGTATGCCACGGCTATGGCTAGAGGCGTGAAACTACCTGCATGGGAGCGCGACCAATGACCGTATCGCGACCCAAGGACTGCAAACACTGCGGCATCAGCTTTTACCCGCTGCGACCAATGCAGCGCGTATGCTCGGTAATGTGCGCATCTAGGATGGTGAAGGCTGCAAAAAAGGAAGAAACTGAGCGAACAAAAGCGCGTAAAGCTGCGATTAAAAGCCGTGCAGACTGGGCGCGTGAAGCTCAGGCAGCATTTAACGCATGGGTAAGGGCTAGAGACGCTGACAAGCCTTGCATAAGCTGCCAACGTCACCACACAGGGCAATATCACGCAGGGCACTACCTAAGCCGTGGAGCACGCCCTGAGCTTGCATATGAGCCTGATAACTGTCACAAACAGTGCGCACCATGTAACACACATTTATCGGGTAATGTGGCAATGTATCGCGTGAACTTGGTAAAGTTGATAGGCCTAGAGCGTGTCGAATGGCTAGAAGGTCCACACCCAGCAAATAATTACAGCACTGACGACCTAATCGAGATTAAAGAAACCTACAAACAAAAGCTAAAGGAGCTACAGGCATGAAAGACACCGAAAGCGAAGTATGCAAAAACATCTTAGATCGCCAGCAATTGGGCATTAAAAAGTACGGCCGCACAGTAGCAGGCAACCCGCTAACCGAGCGCCAATGGATACAACACGCCTACGAGGAAGCGCTAGACATGGCCATCTATCTCAAGCGACTGATGCAAGAAATGGACGCAAAGAACAGTGCTCGGGATGACTGGAAATAAAAAGTAAAAATATTTTGCAAATAGTTGGCATAGTGCTGTAATTTGGTTTACAATTCATTCATCGTTTACTTTATGGATATGAAGCCATGAACTGCTGCGATGACTACGGACAATGCACACGCAACAAAAACTGCCCAGCCCGTGCAACCAATACGCCATGCAATGAAATATATGAAACAATCGACCAAAGCGAGCGTATTACTGTTTACGATTGGATTATGGATGCAATACATACCGCAGTAAGCGCAATATTGGGGATGGCTATTATTGGCGCAGTGGTGTATTTGTCTTGGAAACCATAATTCGGCATAATCAAACCTATTGAAAAGGATACATCATGGCATTCACTGAAACACAATTACAGGCAGAGCTGGCTAATGACGGCGCAGGTGCAAAGATCACGAAGTTTCTAAACGCAGGCACAAGCACTGACGTTTACGTGCAAAACCTAAATAGCACTACAAGCGAAAAAGCAGGCTGGACACAAGTTGCCCAGACCAACACAGCCGCACAAGCCGCAGCATTGATTCGCGCTAACCTTACTTTGCGTTAGATATAAAATGACGCTTTACGTCAACACGTAGGTCATCGTTATGAAAAATAAAGTAGAGAGTGGGAATTCTGCCAACTTAACCAACCGTGGCAGAGGCAGGCCTAAAGGGGCAGTAAACAAGGCCACACGCGCATTTAGAGACACGGTGAATGCTTTGCTTGAGGGTAACGCAGAAAACGTCTCAGAGTGGCTAAATACCGTTGCTTATGGTGATGGCGACCAATTGAAGCCAGACCCAAAAGGCGCATTGGACATATTGAGCAAGCTTGCCGAATACGCCACACCTAAGTTAGCACGCACTGAGTTAGCAGGAGATAAAGAAGCGCCTATTGTTATTTCATGGCAATCAGATCAATAACTATCCCGTACACGCCTCGCAAGGCTTTCATGCCTTTGCACACACGTCGGCAAAGGTGGGCAGTTGTTGTTGCGCATCGAAGAGCTGGGAAGACTGTGGCATGCGTCAATCAGCTAATCAAGGAAGCGCTTACATTTAAAGGCAATGATGGGCGGTTTGCCTATGTTGCGCCGTTCTATTCGCAAGCCAAGGCGGTTGCATGGGACTATCTCAAGCGATACAGCGCACCCATTCCAGGCATAAGCATCAACGAATCAGAGTTGCGAATCACTTATCCTAACGGGTGTTCTATCCGCCTTTTCGGTGCTGATAACGCTGATGCACTGCGTGGTTTGTACTTTGATGGCGTAGTCGCCGATGAATATGGAGATTGGAAGCCAAGCGTATGGGGTTACGTTATTCGCCCTGCATTAGCTGATAGACAAGGATGGGCGGTAATCATTGGCACACCCAAGGGGCGTAATCAGTTCTGGGAGACATACGAGCACGCTAAGGTCAATAATGAATGGCTGGCACTTTGCATCAGGGCAAGTGAGTCCGGGTTATTACCAGAGTCAGAGCTTGATTCGCTGCGACTTGAGTTGACCGAAGATGCGTGGCGGCAAGAGATGGAGTGCGACTTTGACGCTGCATTGCCGGGCGCTATCTATGGCAAGGAAATATGGCTTGCAGATCAACAAGGGCGAATCAAGGCCGATTTATACGACCCGAGCCTTAAAGTTCACGCTGTGCTTGACTTGGGCTGGTCAGACGATACGGCTATCTGGTGGTTTCAAGTTGGCAAAGAAATACGCCTGATTGATTGTTACAGCACTCACGGCATGCCAATATCGCATTACAACGAAGTTTTGAATGCCAAGCATTACGCATATGGTGATTGGCTATGGTTGCCGCATGATGCAAGGGCCAAGAGTTTGCAGACAGGTAGAAGTATTGAGGAGCAGTTTAGGGGTCTTGGATGGAAGCCCCGCATCGTTCCGCAGCTCGGATTGATTGACGGGATACAGGCATCGCGCTTAACATTATCAGATTGTTTCATTGATACTAAGTGTGCTGATGGAATTGACGCTCTGAAACAATATCAACGTGAATATGACGAGGATAAACGAGCGTTTAGAGATAAACCAAGGCATGATTGGACAAGCCATTACAGTGATGCGTTTAGATATGCTTGTTTGGTATGGCGCGAGGAAATGAAGCCGAAACCTGCCGAACCGCCTAAATTTGGCCAACAACAAACAATTTCTGAGATAATACGAGCGAATTCCAAGAGAAAGCGAGATTACGAATGATTTACGGCCAACCAGTAACCCTGACCTCTACGGGCACTATTTCCCCACGTCAAGGGAAAATATCAGGCTTTTACGTCAACTCGACAACCGGCGGGACTATCGCACTCGCGGATTCAAATGGTGCAATTGGTGGCACGATTACCCCCGCAGTTGGATGGCACTTTTACCCAATCGGGTTTCAAGGTACTTTATCCGCTGTGATCGGTGGAACATTGAACGTTACTTTTATCGTCCAGCCCACCTAAGTTATGGACTACGAATCAGGCGCACTGGAAAAGCCGGAAGATGTTGGCGTAGACCAAGCGGGAATAGTTCGCCGTTGGCTATTGGAACTAAAGCTCGCTGATAAGCGAGAATCACAATGGCGCGAAAAGGGCGACAAGGTTCTTAAGCGCTATCGGCAAAAAGAGATTAAAAAGCACAGCTTTAACATTCTCTGGTCAAACACAGAGACCATGCGTCCGGCAATCTACAACAGCTTGCCAAAGCCTGATGTACGCCGTAGGTTCAAAGATGAAGACCCAATCGGAAAGGCTGTAAGCGAAGTTATTGGCCGTTGCCTTGAATACGGCATGGATACAACCCAGTTTGATTCTCAGATTCGGTTCTGCGTGATTGACATGCTATTACCTGGACGTGGATTAGCTCGCGTTCGCTATGTTCCCACCATCAACACGGTGCAGGAAGAAAGCGACACTGAGCCGCAAGAACAGGAAGCGATGGACGGTGACTTTGAGGAACTTGCTTGGGAGCAGGCACCTATTGAACACGTTCAATGGAAAGACTTCCGCATATCCGCAGGTGAGTCTTGGGAGTCTGTGACCTGGGAGGCGTTTCGCCACCGATTGACACGCGACGAACTTGAAGAGCAGTTTGGAGAGATTGGTGCATCCGTTCCATTGGATAAGACCGACGACCCTGACGTAGAGGGTGAAAAGGATATGGACGTTGCCGAAGCGTTCAAGACTGCCGAAGTATGGGAGATATGGGACAAGGAGGAGCGCGAAGTCATATTTATCGCCCCTGCCTACAAAGATAGCCCACTAAAGACGTTGCCAGACCCTCTTGGCTTGACTGGCTTTTATCCAAACCCGCGCCCCCTGTACGCTTGCGAAGATAGCAGCTCTCTCATACCCACACCACTATTTGAGTATTACCGCGAACAGGCCGATGAGCTTGACGCTGTAACACGTCGCATCAATATATTGGTCAAGGGATTGAAGATGCGCGGCATCTATGATTCCACACTGACCGAGTTGTCCGAATTGATGCGCGGTGAGGATAACGACCTGATTCCAGCTTCAAACGTCACTGCATTGTTAGAGCGTGGTGGACTGGAAAAGGCTATCTGGTTCATGCCAATCGAGCAGGCCGCTAAGGTATTGCAGATATTGCAAGTTCAGCGCGAATCATCTAAGCAGGTGATTTATGAGATTACTGGTATCAGTGACATTCTGCGCGGCTCAACCAATGCCAATGAAACACTAGGCGCACAGCAAATCAAAGCCCAATGGGGTAGCGCACGATTGAAGCGCATGCAAACCGACTGCGCTTTGTTCATTCGTGACTTGCTGCGCTTGCAATCCGAGATCATTGGAGAGCGTTTTCAGCCTGAGACATTGGCAAGTATGACGGGGCTAAAGTTCCCCACTGGTGAGGAAAAACAGCAAGCCATGATGCAATGGCAAATGCAGGCACAGCAAGCCCAGATGCAAGGCCAACAACCTCCACCGCAGCCAGACCTTCCACCAAGCTGGGATGAAATCATCCAGGTGATGCGCGATGATAAGTTGCGCACATTCAAGGTTGACGTTGAGACGGATTCGACGGTTGCCGCATCGGTTGAGTCTGACATGAAGGGGCTGAGCGACACAATGAACGCTCTAAACCAAGTCATTCAAGGATTCATGCCTGCGGTGCAAATGGGCGCTTTACCTGTTGACGCATTGAAAGAGATGCTATTGACGGTGACACGCAGGGCAAAGATGGGCAATGCGGTAGAAGATGCCATCGACAAGATTAAGCAGCCACCACCGCCTCCACAAGAGCAGCAACCGCAGGACAACAGCTTGCAAGTCAAGCAAATGGAACTGCAACACAGCCAGCAAGTGGAGCAGGGCAAGTCTCAACTTGAACAGGCTAAGTTACAACAATCCGCACAGCTTGAGCAATTCAAGGGTGAGCAGGCATTGCAGTTGGAGCAGGTAAAACAGCAATTCGCATTACAGTTGGAGCAATTGAAGCAAGACGCAGAAACGCAACGCGCACAAATGAAAGCTCAGATTGACAGCGAAACCAAGCTACAGATTGCCGGAATGAACGCTCAAGCGGCTGAGAAAACCGCCGTAAATATAGACACCGGGGCGCTGACTGAGCAGGTAAAATCACACTCTGAAAAGAGCGACGCAAGCATGATGCAAGCGATGCAGAACTTTGGGCAGATTGCACAGGCTCTGGTTCACACAATCGAACAAATGAACAAGCCCAAGAAACGTATGCTGCAACGTGGGCCGGATGGCAAGGCAGTTGGCATGATTGAGGTATCCGAATAATGGCTAATCTTGGCGGCAACCTTGGCGAATTGCGCTTAGTGGTTGAAATTGTTAGAAAAGAAACGGGCAATACTGATACCGTCGAGCTAGTTGGTTTTATTGACGAAGATAAATTGAAAGAGGCATTAAATGGCACTGACACACAGCACAGCGGCGCGTAATGCTGCAACGGACGCAGTAACTGCGCTAATCGGGGCAAGCGGTAAGCTAGTTTTTCGTTTGTCTGGCACGGTAGCAGCACCAGGCACTGCGGTGGCCACGCTTTCGTTATCTGCTACTGGGTTTGGGGCTTCTGCGACCGGAACGGCGACGGCTAACGCTATTACAAGCGACACCAATGCAGCGGGCAATGCTTCGCCTGTTGCAACGGCTACGCTTCAAACATCGGCTGGTACGGTTGTTATTCATTGCGCAGTCGCTGCTAGTGGTTCTGACATCAACATGACCAACGGCTTAACAGTGACCGCAGGCGATACTGTGTCGTGTTCTAGCCTGACATACACAGCACTTTCAGCCTAAACAATGGCAACCTACGCAGACCGCGTTCTAGAAACCTCGACTAGCACAGGTACGGGCAATATAACGCTCGCTGGTGCTGTGACGGGTTTCCGTGCATTTAGCCCTGCTATGTCGCTCAATGTGATGACCGATTACGTCATAGAGGCGGTTGACGCTTCCAACGTACCTACGGGCGAATGGGAGACGGGGCGAGGTTATTTGTCAGCATCTAACACACTTGTCAGGTCAAGGCCAAACGCAGGCAGTGCAGCCACTCCCGTGTCATTCAGTGCGGGGACTAAGCGGGTATTTATCTCTCCCAACACCGCATCAGCCTTTACACGCGACAACAATCTGAGCATTGGCAGGCAAGTGGCCATATCGTTAAAGCAATATCAAGGGTAAAAAATGAGCACGACTACCGGCAACGTACAGCCTATTTGGATAGCCAAAGGCGACCTGACAAAAGACGGCACGACGGGCATGAATCAGGCCATTACGTTGGCCGCTGCTGATTACACCGGAATCAGTGCGAATAACTCGCTGGTGTTTACGGCTGGCGCTGACGGTGCGCGTATCGAGCGTTTGAAGTTCACACCTGCGGGTACGAACGTGCAAACCGTTGCGCGAATCTTTATCAATAACGGCGCAGTCAACACGACTGCCGCCAACAATACTTTTATTGGTGAGATCACCTTACCCGCAACGACTGCAAGCGCAACGGCTGCACTTGTTTCGCCTGAGTTTGTTATGTCAGGCGGTGCGCTGGCTATCCCGGCTGGGTTCAAAATTTACGTCGGCCTAGGCACGGCTGTGGCTGCTGGCTGGGTGATCACTCCAATCGCTGGGCAATACTAATGTTCGGCACTCCCCAAGGCGCGGAAGTAACTGACTTTTTCGGCAACAGCATCACTGCCGGTGCTTCATGGCACTCATGGACTAAGCGCAAGACCGCATCAATGGTGCATATCTTGTTGCTAGGTGCTGGTGGCAATGGTGGCACTGGTGCGGTGGGTGCAAATAGTACAGCGGCTGGCGGCGGTGGTGGTGGCTCTGGTGGCCAGACCTCGGTGCTTATCCCTGCTTACATGCTACCGGATGTGCTATACATCAGCTTGGCCTATGGCGGCGCTGCGGTAGCGTCTTACGTTTCGTTTGACCGTACAACTACGGCTCAAAGCGTACTTGCCATTGCTAACGCTGGTGGAAATGGCGGTAATGCTACGGGCGCTACGGCTGGCGCGGCTGGTGCTGCTGGTGCAATCGCAACCATTGCAACTATGCCTCGGGCGGGTGGTGGCTTTTACAACTTACTTGCAGGTCAAGCTGGCATTATCGGCGGCACTACGGTTGCCGCCGCTGCCTTGACGGCTCCCACTACTGGATTGATCGTAGCTGGTGGTACGGGTGGCGGTGGTTTACCCGCTGCGGCTGCGGTGGGTACGGCTGGTGGGGCGTTTACAGCGACTGGCGTGTGGCTGACCCGTGCGGCTGCTACATCGGGTGGAGCATCAAGCGCGGGAACCAATGGCGGTTCTGGTGTTGAGTATTACAACAACATCTTCCTGCCAACGCCGGGATGTGGCGGGTCTTCTGGTGGCGGAACTACTGGTGCATCCGGTGGCGGTGGTCATGGTTCCGTCGGGTGTGGTGGTGGTGGTTCCGGCGGTAGAATCACTGGTCAATTAGATGGTGGCAGAGGCGTTGGCGGTACTGCTAATTGCATCATCACACAATGGTAAACCATGCAGTATTTCAACATCCTTTATGAAGACGGCACATTACTTCTACAAGAGGTCTTTGCTGGTCAAGTAATCCGCTATTGCGACGAACTTGGAAATACGGTCACGCCTCCATTGCTTGGATCGCAAAACATGGGAACGGTAATTCCAGAGTTTCCAATTCCACCAGACCCAATCGTTATCCCTGAAGTAGTTGCACCAGTGGAAGTTGCGCCCGAAGTGGTAGCGACTCCAATTAATTACACCGACATTCTTGGCGCACCGCTGCGCACTATGACGTATGACGACAAAGGCCAATTAGTCCGCATAGATTACCCCGGCTCAAGCACTTATCAAATTCTTGAATATGACGCTGGGCGTTTGCGTAAGATCACCGAAGTGTCGCCTATTGGAATATGTTTTGAGCGCCATTACTACTACGACAACTGGGGTCGATGGGTGGAGGAAACCCAGCTATGAACGAATTAGAGGAAAAGTTGCAATGCGTCATGATTGACGCAGGCGCTAAGATTGGCGAGTTACTGCGCTGCATTATTGAAGCCGAAGTAAACGCGCAACTCTCAAAAATTCAACAATTGCAAGCTGTGCTTAACGGTACGGACTGCTGTGGTGACGTAACCCCGACCACGTAAGCGTCGGTTTTTTTTAAGGGCTTTTTTAATGTCATCTCATGATTTTCACGACCCATTAGTGGGTACTTATAACGACAATTTGACCTCTTTGGTCACTTGCTTGGCTACTACCTTCGGTGACGAAGTTGGCTTGGCGGTAAACGAAAAGATCAATGCTGTATTGCAACTCGAAGGTGTTGATATTGCTGCTGTCACGGCACAGATCGCTACCCTAAATGCCTTGATGCAGTCTGACAATGCGTCTGACGCTGCAACTGCACAAGCTATCGTTAGCCAACTGACAGCACTGTCAAGCCGCATCACTTCGCTCGAGGCATCCACCGCTGTAGCTGACCTGACCGCTGCCGTTGCTGCGATTCAAGACGCAGTATCCGCTGAAGCCGCTGCCCGTGTTGCTGCTGATGCTGCCAATGCCGCTGCTATCGCTTCCGTAGCCGCAAGCGTTACAACTCTGCAAACAACCATTGCAACATTGGAGGCATCCGTCGCCGCTGGTGGTGGTGGTTCTTGCGATTGCACGGCAATCAACACCGCTATCGCAGCCGTTGTAAGCGATGTAACTGCACTCAAGTCTAGCGATGCCGCTCAAGCTACCGCCATTGCTGACCTGACATCACGCATCCAAACGCTGGAAGTCAAGGCTGGTGACATCACTGCTGCATCCGCTGCCGCCGCTGCTGCATCTTTGGCCGCTGCCGCCGCATCCGTCAAAGCTGACGCTGCTGCTGTCAAGGCCGACGCTGCTACAGCTGCTGCCGCTGCTAACGCCGCTGCAATCCGCGAGTTGGACGACCGTAACGAAGAGCAGCACGGTCGCTTCATTCACAAGAACGAGATCAAAGACATTGATTGCGCCGCTATCGGTAGCGCTTTCCGTGCTGCTATGCGTTCTAAAATGAACCTGAGCTAATCAATTGGGGAGGTTTAACCGCCTCCCCTTTTATATGAACATCATCACTACCAAAGTGCAACGCGAGAAAAGACTGGACACCTGCAACAAGTGTCCGGATAAAGTTGTGCGCTTTGGTAGTGACGTATGTGGACTGTGTAACTGCCCATTAGCGGGTAAGTCAATCCTAATAGCCGCTAAGTGTCCCGCTGGTAAGTGGGAGTTACTGCCTTGCTAGGTATAAATACACTAGGCTCGCAGCCTATATCGGCACTTAGCTCGGGAGCTTCTACCCCTCCAACTACGGTTACGCACGATACAAGCGGGGCAATCGTTGGCGTTATTGGGTCTGTATCTGGCTCTGCGGCGCGGCTTCATGCTTTCAGCACTTCGGGTACGTTATCTGGCCAGATTGGTGCTGTATCAGGCACCGCGACACGCATACACGCATTCTCTGCCACTGGTGCATTGATTGGCCCCGGAAGTTCTATTTCTGGCACTGCGAACAGAATACGCTCGCTGGCAACGTCTGGCGTATTGGTGGGGCAGTCTTCATTGCTGGCAGGCTCTGCGGCTCGCTCTGGTGCAGTTTTGAGCCATGATGCAACCGGCGCTATCGTTGGGCCTGGCGCATCAATCTCTGGTGCATCGAATAGGACTAGAGCAATATCGTCTTCGGGCGCGTTAATTGGCCCAAGCGCCTTGCTTGCTGGGTCTGCCACTCGTTCCGGTGCAGTCGTAAGTCATGCAACTAGTGGAACTCTGAGCGGTCAAATAGGCTCAATTGCAGGCGTTGCGGTTCATAAATCACTGCACACATCTAGCGGCGCTATCGTTGGGCAGTTGGGTTCATTATCAGCAACAGCCACTCGTATATCGTCGGTCGTAACTCCTACCAAATTGGGAGGCGATGATGCGTTTCACCACAATAAGCATACTGGATGGAATAAAAAGACTTGGCAGAAAAAGCAACTTCGCGAAGATGCTATTGAATCGACAATCGAGGCTACTTATCAGCAATTGATGGGGTTTGTGCCAGCGCCTGCCGTGGTGGCAGAGATTAAGCGCGAAGCAAAGGCCGAGATACATCGAATAGATTACACGCAAGAACGCAAGTTCATTGATTGGTTATCGGCTGAAATACAATCCATCAGAGATATTCAATCAGATATTGAAGATGACGACGAAGAAGCGATGATGCTTTTAATGGGGTAAATATGGACTATTCAAAGCTACAAGAGAAATTGGGATTTTCAGAATCCGATAAATCCACATGGATAGCAAATAACGGCAAGTATTACCAAGACCCAGAGCAGGGCTGGGTTGACAAACTAATGATGCATGCTTACCCAAAGCGCACAGCCTCAGTTTATGTTATGCCGTCTTATCAATCTCCCATTAGCGGTAAGTGGATTGATACACCATCGCAGCGCCGTGACGATATGGCTCGTAATAACTCCCGCCCTTGGGAGGGTATGGAATCAGAGCGCAAAGCTGCAAGCGAACGCGTTAAAATCGAGGAAAAGCAAAAAGATACTGCCATTGAAAACGCAGTAGTTGGAGCTTATCATTCACTTAGCGATGATAAGAAAGCAATATTATCTAGTGCTTTGTGATATAACCCTGCTATATAGCAGAAATTGGAGTAAAAATGCAAGATGATGCGGACCTCTCAACAGAGGAAATTGAAAAACCCGAAGTAATGTCGATGGACGATACCATTCGGCAAACTTTGGAGAATATCGAATCCCGTTCTGATGAGCGAGACGATAAGGGCAGGTTCACATCAAAAGAAACTCCAGTAGAGCCAACAGAGCCTAAACCAGCAGAGCCTGAGGCAAGCGAAGAAGTTGCGCCAGAGATTGCAGCTACTGAGCCAGAGCAAGTAACCATACCCACTGAATTGCAGCGTCTGGGTTTGCGCAAAGAAGCGGCAAACGCTATTGCAAAGGACCCCGTAGTGATGCAAGAGTTTATCCGTCGCTCGGATGAAATGCACCGTGGTTTAGAGCAGTACCGTGAAAAAGCACAATTCGGTGACACGATGCGCAATGCGCTATCGCCATACATGCGCAACATTGAAGCTACGGGCATGTCACCCGATGTGGCGGTACAAGGCTTATTACAAGCTGACTCTATGCTGCGCACTGGAAGCTCTGAGCAAAAAGTACAAATGCTGCACAAAATTGCAGCGGACTATGGAATCGACATTCTCCAAGCGGCGCAAACACAAGTCGCGCCCTTTGATAGCAACTCATACGCACTCCAACAAAAGCTTACCCAAATGGAAAGCTGGATTGCACAACAAACCCAAGCACGCGAGCAGCAAGAGAGCGCAACGCTTAACAGCGAAATTGAGCGATTCTCTGGCGACCCCGCTAACGTGCACTTTGCGGCGGTTAGGGATGACATGGCAGGCCTCTTACAGGCAGGCATGGCAACCGACCTCCGAGACGCCTATGAAAAGGCAATCTACGCTAACCCAACCGTCCGCGCTCAAGTGCTTGCCCAACAGCAAGTCAAAGCAGAGACTGAGCGGAAAGCGATTGCTACTCAGAAAGCGCAATCTGCCAAGCAGGCTGCGGCTGTTAATGTATCTCGCAAAGGTACGTTGCCATCAGCAAGGGCCGTTGGTAGCATCGACGACACAATCAGAGACACAGCTCGCGAGCTGGGTTTAATTTAATCTTTTAGGAGTTAATCATGGCCTCTCCCGGTCAAAGCACCCTTTTCAATACCTTCACCGAACTGGTGAGCACCACTTATCGCAACCACAAAAAAGAAGTTGCCGATAACGTTTCCAACCACAATGCACTGTATCGCCGTATTACAGAAAAAGGCCGTATCCGCTTGGAAGATGGTGGCTTGTCTATCGTCACACCTTTGGACTACGCAGCTAACAGCACGTACCAACGTTACTCCGGCTTTGACGTTTTGAACGTCGGTGCGGTTGACGTTATCTCTGCTGCTGAATACGCATGGCGTCAAGTTGCCGTTAACGTGGCCGCCTCCGGTTTGGAAATTCGCACTAACAGCGGTTCCAATCGCATTATCAACTTTGTGAAAACAAAACTGAAAAATGCACAGCGCTCTATGGCTAACGGCTTGTCTGGTGATTTGTACTCTGACGGTACAGCGTCTAACCAGATGAACGGTATTCAAGCGTTGGTTTCTGACCTTGGCACTGGAACTGTTGGTGGTATCAACTCTACTAACTTCCCATTCTGGCAAAACCAGGTAATCAGCGCTGCCACTCAGTCCGTCACCGTTTCCGCTGCAACTATCGAAGCCGGCATCATGCTGCCTTTGTGGCTGCAATGTACCCGTGGTAACGATACGCCTGACTTGATCGTCATGGATTCGAACTACTTCAGCTTCTATGAAGCCTCTCAATCGTCTTTGAAGCGTTACGCTCCCGCTGACGAAGGTAAGGGCGGCATGATCAGCATGAAATACAAGACCGCTGACGTGTTCTTTGATTCCAGCGCATCCGGCATCCCTGCTAACCACATGTACTTCTTGAATTCCGACTTCCTTGAGTTGGTTGTTCACCAAGATGCAAACATGGAAATCATGCCTGAGCTGCGTTCTGTCAATCAAGACGCATTGGTTATCCCAGTGTTGTTCCAAGGTAACTTGGTCTGCTCTAACCGCGCTCGCCAGGGCGTTGGTAAGGCGTAATTTATAGGGCCGGGGTAACCTGGCCCATAACTTAAAGGAAAAAAAATGTTCTCTGCAATCTCCCCCACTCTGGGCACTCAACCATTCAATGATTGGTTCGCCCCTGACACCGTGCAACGTCAACCCTTGGGTATGACAGTAACCGCCGTTGACCCTTATTGGGGCACTGGCAAGTTTGTCTACATCAAATCAGCCGCTGCTATTCTCAAGGGTTCGCTGGTTATGTGGTCTGAACTCTATGAGGGCGCTTTGTTGCCTTCAACCGCTGGTCAAGGTTTCGCCTTTGGCGTGGCCATGGCCCCTACTGCCTCCGGCTCTTATGGCTGGGTTCAAACCGAAGGATTGGCCGTGTATAAGACCAATGCAACCGTTGCGGCTGATACAGCCGTAGCAGTGGCAGCGGCTGGTATCGCTGGAACTTTGGCCGCAGGCAAGCAACTATTGGGCACTCGTAACCGCATCGCTGCTACTGGCACCAAAACCGTCACCGCTGCGACTGTGTTGGGTTCTGGCAAGGTGGTGTGCGCATCCGGTTACGATGGCTTCTTCCTAGGCATGGCACTGTCCGGCACTGGTATCCCTGCCAGCACCGTGGTAGCTGCTCTTGACCCAGATGGCCGCACTATCTACACTGGCTCTGCTATCGGCACCACTGGCGATAAGAATGCAACCGCATCCGGTTCTATTACCCTCACAGGTACTTACACGGGCTACGGCGCTGCAATTATCAACAACCCCTGCGCTCAGGGTCAGATTCTCTAATCTTGGAAGGGGCTTCGGCCCCTTTTATTCCAGAGTGCATCATTCAGTGCATTCTGCAATAAATCCTAAACAGGAAAGAGAAAATGGAATTACATCAAGCACGCCCACCTTTTGTTGAATTCAAACGTGTCGCAATTCACGACAAACTTCGCTCTGAAGAGCTAGGCCGTCGGGTTACCAAAGACTTGGACATGGCATTTATCATGCAGCCAGGCTCGAAAGATCAAGTCGAGCGCATTGCAGTCGATTGGCTGGCCATGTTGAAAATCAAGTCTGTGAACGGTTCGCCAGACGCTTACCCGCAAGAGTGGATTGATGGATTTCACCGCAAGTTTGATTCTTGGAAAAATGGGCAAGATGCACCATTAGACGGCACATCCGTTAAAGAGTGGCCCGTATTGTCACCATCCCAAGCCGATAACTTTATTTCAATGCGCATATTGACCATTGAAGATGTCGCAGCTATGACCGAGGAAGCTATGCGTTCCTATGGCATGGGTGGCCGCGAGTTTAAGCAAAAGGCGCAAGAGTGGTGCAAAGGTAAAGATTCTGCAACTCTTGAAAATGAGTTTCTAAAAAAGCAATTGTTGGAGCTAACCCAAAGGCTTTCACAATTGGAACAAATCGCAGATAATACAGACGAACCTCTACAGGTTAAGCGTGGGCGTAAGCCTAAATCATTGCTGCCAGATATGGCAGAGCGTCAATCTGTGGAGTAATAAATGGCGACCTGCCTTTCGATAGTTCAAGCAATAACTGGTAGATTGTCGCTGACAGTGCCTACGCAAGCCGTAGGAAATACTGACCCACAAATAACTACTATTCTCGCGCTATGTAACGAAGAAGGGCAGGAACTTGCAGCCCGCCACGAATGGACTGGCCTGCAAACTGAGGCAACATTCACAACCTTGGCCGCTGAGAATCAGGGAGCCATGGAGACAATTGCTCCTGGCCTTGGTTATGTTATCAATGACACAATCTGGAATAGGACACTTAGAAGGCCGGTGTATGGCCCTAAATCCGCGCAGGGTTGGCAGCAAAACAAAGCCTTCGCAATCAATGGCCCTTGGTCAAACTTCCGAATTAAGGCCGGTAGTCTTTTCATGTACCCGACCCCCGTGGCTGGACAAACATGCGTATTTGAATATACAACCCGTAATTGGTGCAGCGATTCAACTGGGGTAACTGGCCGCGAAGAATGGGGCGCTGATACTGATATACCACGCCTAGAATGGAATCTTTTGGTTCTAGGCGCTATCTGGCGCTGGAAAAAGCTAAAAGGCTTTGAATATGCTGAGGACTTCAACACCTACGAGCGTCGGTGTATGGATGCTATGGGGAAAGACGGCTCCAAGGATTGGTTAAGTCTGTCCAACACCAAGTACGATATTTTCCCTGGCATAGTTGTCCCATCGGGTAGCTGGAATATCTAATGAGACAAGCTGCAAGAACAAAAGGGCGAAGAATAGCAGTATCTCGTTCCGTTTCTTTGCCGTCTCCAGTAGGTGGGTGGAACGCTCGTGACACCATGACAAACATGAAGCCAGAAGACGCTGTGGTGATGGAGAATTGGTTTCCACTTACTACAGAATGTCAACTGCGCAAGGGATATACCAAAGAAGCAACCGGAATAAGCGGGCAAGTAGAAAGCCTAATGGTGTATTCTGCTGGTACTAGCGAAAAGCTATTTGCCGTGGCTGGTGGCAGCTTTTACGATGCTTCAAATACTGGTGCAGTGGGAGCGGCGGTAGCTACGGGAAAAACTAATTCGCGCTGGCAATATACAAATATAGCAACGGCTGGCGGTAATTTTCTCTATACGGCCAATGGCGTGGACAAGCCCATGCTATATAACGGGACAACGTGGACGCTAATCGATGGCGCTTCTACCCCGTCTATTACAGGCGTGACAACGACCACACTTACAAGCCCGATAGTGTTTAAGAATCGTGCTTGGTTTATTGGCAAGAACACCTTAAAAACATGGTATCTGCCAGTTTCATCCGTTGGTGGTGCTGCAAACCCGATTGATGTTTCATCGGTGGCTCAAAAGGGCGGATATATCGTCGCACACTCGACTTGGACGATTGACGCAGGAACAGGCGTGGATGATTACTACGTCATCGTTACTAGTAATGGCGAAGTTATCGTATATCAAGGGACTGACCCTAGTAGCGCTACAACTTGGGCGCTTAAGGGTGTATGGGCATTGGGGGCACCTGTTGGTGAGCGGTGCTTGTATAAATTCTCAGGCGACCTTTTTTATATCTCTCAGGACGGGCTAGTCCCTATGGGCGGGGCATTGCAATCATCCCGTGTAAACCCTAGGGTAGCTATAACAGATAAAATTCAATTTGCAATATCAAGCTCAGTTTCTAGTTATTCTGGCAACTTCGGTTGGGCGCTTGTTTATTATGCAAAAGAGAATATGTTGATTCTCAATGTGCCTACTGCTGAAGGTAATTTGCAAGAGCAATATGCAATGAACACCATAAGTAGGTCATGGGCTAAATTCACCGGATGGAATGCGAACTGTTGGGACTTGTTTAATGACGAACCATACTTCGGTGGTAATGGGTTTGTAGGACGCGCATGGAATGGGTTCGTTGATGATGTTTCAAATATCAACGGGACGTGCATACAGGCATTTTCAACCTATGGCAACCCCGGCAATCTAAAACGCTGGACAATGACTAGGCCAATATTGAGAGCAAGCGGCAGTCCTGTAGTCAGTGGCGCGATGAGTGTCGATTTTGATATGACGTTCAATACTTCGCCGCTTTCATTCTCTCCTGTTGTTTATGGGGCATGGGATTCGTCTATATGGGACAGTGGTGTATTCGGCGCTGACTTCAATATCTACCAAGCATGGCAAGGCGTATCAGGTGTTGGATATTACGGCGCACCTCAAATGAAGATAGCCTCTAGCGGTATTGATGTTCGCTGGGTTTCTACTGATGTTGTTTATGAATCTGGGGCCATTTTGTGATTGACAAATGGCGCTCTTTATTGGAGCCGCTAATAAATGAGTCTATTGCCCCCATTCCATGGGAGCAAGTAAAGCAGCAAAACTATATTTTGTTTGAGCTTGGCGAATCTGTATTAGTGGCTAATAGTAGTTTTATGTTTGGAAAAAAAGCTATCCAAATATGGCTTGCTGCTGGCATAATGTCACAAATAGACGTTCTGGCTCAACAGGCAGAAGACTATGGCCGCAATAACGGATTTGAGCTTATTTCTTACTGTGGAAGGAAGGGCTGGATTAAATCACACGGCTATAAAGAAGTTGCAACTGTTGGAGTAAAGAATCTATGAACGCGATTAAAGACATATTTGGCATTCAAAGCGCACCCGCTGCACCAGACTACACGGGAGCGGCTCAGGCCACAGCATCGGGGAATCTAGCTGCGGCACAACAGGCAACCCGCGCTAATCGAGTCAATCAATATACGCCTTATGGTTCACTGACATACCAAGAAAACCCGAATGGTACTTGGGATCAGAATATGAACCTGTCATCCACAGGGCAACAACTTCTAAACGCTGACAACCAATCTGCATTAGGTTTAGCCGGACTGCAAAGCAACGCCATGCAAGGCGTATCAGGTCAACAAGGGCGTGGATGGGATGACGCATCACTGACACCCAGTGCAATCAACCCAGGCCAGACTGCTCAAGATGCGATTATGTCGCGCCTAAATCCTCAGTTTGACCGTCGCCAGTCCGCTCTTGAAACGCAACTTGCAAACCAAGGCATCGCTCGCGGTACAGAGGCGTGGACTAACGGCATGACGGACCTAAACAACGCTCGCAACGATGCAACGTCTCAAGCTGCATTGCAAGGTATCGGACTAGGACAACAAGCGCGACAACAGGGCATTCAAGAGCAGCAATATTTCAATTCTCGCGACTTGAATAACTTGAACGCGCTGCGTACTGGTTCACAGGTTACAAACCCAACATTCAGCAGCTACAACCAACAGGCAACGACTGGAGGGGCTGACATGATGGGCGCGACTCAGGCAGGGTACAACGCGCAACTTGGGCAGACCAACGCAAATAATGCATTCGGAAGCTCTGCAATGCAAGGGCTTTTTGGGCTTGGTGGCTCTTACATGGGGATGAAATAAATGGCATCCCCAATCATGGCCCCTGGTGCTTACGATGCCGAATCGGAAGCTATCCGCCGTCGCCTAGCGTTTGCTGAGTCGCTTAAATCACCAACGGCGCAAGGTGGGCAAATGGTCGGCAATCATTACGTACCATTCAACCCTTTAGCCGGACTTGCTGACATCCTTCGCGCAAAGTGGGGGCGTGAGGAAAGCGCTGGAGCTACCGAAGACCAACAGGCACTAGCTGACAGAATCCGCAACAAACATAGCGAGGAATGGGCGGGCGTATCGGGTATGTTGGCCGGGAAACCCGCTCAGACCCTGCAACCCCTTACGCCGAACGATGACGAAGGGAATGTAAACCCTAATATCAACGTAGGCGCTCAGGCTCCCGACATTAGTGCGGCCTATGCAAGAGCCTTGCAAGCCGAAGACCCAACATTGCGTCAGTTTGGTATGCAAGGTATGGCGCAAATGCCACAACTCGAAGCGCAGAAACAAGAGCGCATCGACGCACGCACATTCCGTCAACAAGAGTCAGAATCATCCCGCGCAGCACGCGCCGAAGAATTGCGGCAGCGTCTACAAGATGCACGCGCAAGCCAGACAGAACGATTGGCAGCTCAAAAGGAATCGCGCGAGATGCAAATTCAGGCGCAGCGTGATAATGCTAGATTGGTTTCGTCTTTGCGTCAACCAGCGCAAGCACAGATCATCCAAACTGAAAACGGGCCAATGCAGCTTATCGGCGGTAAGGCTGTGCCGATTACCGGGCCTGATGGCAGGCCAGTGCAGGGCGCTAAGTCTGGGGCAGTGGCTGACGTTGCAAAGCAGAAAGATGCACAAGACGCTCTAACCCTGTTGGAACAAGCTGCGCCATTGGTTCGCGGTGCAACAGGTAGCACTATCGGTGCGGGATTGGATTGGATGGCAGGCGCTGTAGGCGCGGCTCCAAAGGGTGCGCAAAACATCGCACAGCTAAAAGCAATATCTGGCATGTTGATAGCGAAAATGCCAAAAATGTCCGGACCTCAGTCCGACAAAGACGTTCAACTTTATCGAGAGATGGCCGGCAATATTGGCGACCCAAGCATACCGACAAAGCTAAAAGAGGAGGCAATGAAGACTATTGCAGAGATTCAGTCAAGATATGCAGGGATGCAATCCCCCGAACTACCCTTCGCTGGAAAAGCATCCCCGCAAGGTGGGTGGTCTATTACACCTGTAGGCCAATAAATGCCAAAGTACCGCATCACATCACCTGACGGTAAGACTTTCGAGATTACCGCTCCCGAAGGCGCTACGCAGGAGCAGGTTCTTTCCTACGCGCAAAGCCAGTGGAAGGCTCCACACACCGAAAAAACCCCAGACCCAACCGAGGGTATGAGCGGGTTTGACAAGTTCGCGGCGGGAGCAGGTAAGGCCGTGTATGACATTGGGCGCGGTGCGGGTCAGATGCTTGGTTTGGTTTCAGATCAAGACGTTGCTGAATCTCGTAAGCGTGACGAAGCCCTAATGAATACGGGCGCTGGCATGGCTGGCAACATTGCCGGAAATGTAATCACTGCACTACCTACGGCGGCAATTCCAGGCGTTAACACTGTTTTAGGCGGTGCGGCTATCGGCGCTGGTATGGCAGCATTGCAACCAACGCTGAAAGATGAAAGCAGGCTGCAAAACATGGCCCTAGGCGGAGTGGCTGGTGGTGCATTGCCTGCGATTGTAGGAGGCTTGAAAACCGCAAAGGCAGCACTATACGACCCGTTAGCAGGGCAAGAGCGCATTATCGGCGGGGCATTGAAACGCAGCGCGGGTGATAAGGCGGCAGAGATTGCAAAAGCCCTTAGAAGCCAAGGCGCAGCGACTCCCGGCGTGAGATTGTCGGCGGGGCAGGTCGGTACGAGTGAAGGATTATCAGCCCTTGAAGACGCGATTACATCCGCTTTGCCTTCTGGTGAATTGGCGCGTATGGGGCAAACAAACCGCACAGCCCTTGCGGATGCTTTGAGGGGTATCGCTGGAAGCCCTGAAGCATTGGGCGCTGCAAAAACCGCCCGTGGCGATACTGCTGAAAAACTCTACGGCCTTGCGCGTACTCAAGGCGTTGATATGGCATCTTTGGCACCAGAGGCTCAAGCCAATATCGCAGCATTTCAACAGCGCGTACCAGAGGACATTTTGAACCGGGCAAAAGAACTGGCAAAAATCAGCGGCGTTAATATGGATAACGAATCCGCTATCCAAGGCATGCATTGGGTGAAAAAGGCCATTGATAGCAAGATTGGCCAGGCGGTAACTTCGGGTGACAAAGAACTATCTAGGGCATATCAAGGTTTACAGGATGATTTGATTGCAGGCATGGGGGAAATAAGCCCCGCATACAACACAGCCCGTGAAACATTTAAGACAATGAGCGGCCCGGTCAATCAAATGGAAGTCGGCCAATCCCTAGCCAATAAGCTGATACCTGCAACAGCTGGCGATGTTCCCGCAAGTTTGAACTATTCCAGCTTGGCAACTGCCATGCGAAACCCTGACCAAATAGCACAACGTGCTACGGGTTTCTCTGGTGCAAAGATGGGTTCTATTTTGTCACCCGAACAAATGGGAACCGTTCAAGGCGTTACATCAGACGCAAGCAGGATTGCAGAGGCTTTGAAGCGTGGAAGCGGGAATAATTCCGCCACGCATCGCAGATTCACTCAGGGAGATATGCTGGCGCAACACTTCGCACAAGAGGCCCCATTCACATCCAAAATATTGGAACTGGCTAGTAATTTGCCAGGCGTTGGTTTTGTTGGAAAAGGCGTATCTTTGGCCGGGTCAGTGGTAGGCGATAAGGTCAAAGCGCAAATGCTAGGCCAGCTTGACGATATGTTGGCAAATAACCCGCAACAGGTAGCTAAGTTAATTGAGAAAGAACTTGCACGGGTAGAACCATCGCAAAGACAGCAAATTATCCGCGCATTGCCTCAGTCCGTAGTGTTATCGCTGCCTGCTGCCTACGTTTCTCAACAGTAGATTCTTAAGAAGTCCATTAGGAAAATACCGAATGACTGCAAACCGAATGCAAACTAAAACCGCAAGTATCAAAGCTATTGCCAATGGCTTGATTAGAATTGCAATCATCAATGATGTATTTTCTGTCATAGATAAGGATTAAAAAATGGCACGTAACGGTTCAGGCACATATTCACTTCCGGCTGGTAATCCAGTAGTAAGTGGTTCGACTATAAGTTCAAATTGGGCAAATAATACTCTTTCGGATATTGCCACAGCTTTGACTGGTTCGCTTGCAAAAGATGGGCAAACAGTGCCAACTGCCAATATCCCTATGGGTGGGTTCAAATTGACTGGATTGGCAGCGGCAACATCGAATGGCGATGCTCTAAGGTTTGAACAATTGCCAACGCTCGCTAGTTTAGGAGCTGCGGCTTCGGGCGCTAACAGCGATATTACTTCGCTTTCAGGGCTAACTACACCTTTATCACAATCTCAAGGTGGCACAGGATCAACGGCTGGTGTATCTAGCAAAATACAATCAATCACGGCATCAGTTGCGGCTAATGCGCTTACGATTAGCGCCTCTGCATTGGCTTTAGATTTTAGAAGCACGACATTAGGAACTGGAACAGCGACGACTGTATCGGGAACCCCGGCTGATATCGTAGTCCCGTCCTCTGCAACGCTTGGCACAGTCTCAGCGCAGCAATCTCGCATTGTCGTTCTTGCTCTGAATAACGCAGGGACGATTGAACTGGCAGTGGTGAACATCGCAGGTGGTAACGACCTGACTGAGACAGGGCTAATCTCCACGACAGCAATCAGCGCATCGGCAACCTCTGCCAGCGTAGTCTACAGCACAACAGCACGAACCTCAGTGGCCTACCGTGTGATGGGTTACATCGAATCCACACAAGCCACAGCAGGCACATGGGCTACGGCACCAAGTACGGTGCAGGGTGTTGGAGGGCAGGCTCTCGCGGCAATGTCGTCGCTTGGGTATGGGCAGACCATTACAACACCGTCCCGTTCCCTATCTACCACATACTACAACACGACAGGAAAACCTATTTTTGTGACTGCACAAACGATTTCAGTGGCTGCACCTCAGCTTATATTAAATGTGAATGGGGTGCAGGTTTGTAACTCAGCAGTTAATACCGCAACATCTTCAATAGCCTGTGTGACTGGTATTGTTCCTGTAGGTGGAAGTTACAGTATTACTGGGGCTACTTTGAACGGCTGGACAGAACTCCGCTAAAGGATAAATCATGAACTACAAATCCCCCGACAACTCCCTTCACTTCATTGAGCCTGAGTTCGCCCACTTGCTCCCCGCTGGCTCTGTGCAAATCACAGCCGAAGAAGCGGAAGCACTACGCCCGGTTCCAGCACCTCCAACGTATAAAGAACTACGTGCTGCGGAATACCCTCCAATTACGGATTTTTTGGACGGTATTGTGAAAGGCGATGAGTCACAGATACAAGCGTATAAAGATGCTTGTCTTGCCATTAAGGTGAAATACCCAAAATGACAGACGATCATCAAACCTACGGCGGCACAGAGCGACGCAGCGGTACACATGAGCATTTAGTCAATTCGATAATCACGGCTCTCAAGGTTCACTATCAGCCCACGTGCCTGACAGAGCAGGAACAGCAATGGGTACGGCTTGCGATAAAAGAGCAGACAGACCGTGCATCCATACGCAAAGCCATCATTGAGAAGTCGCTCGCTGGTTTGGTGTGGTCGGCTCTTGTTGGACTTGGGCTTATGTTCATTGATTACCTGAAAGCGCATGGCTTCAAATGAACCTTTCACCCCACTTCACCGTCGCAGAGTTCACCCAGTCTCAAACGGCTGGGAGGCTTGGCATCAACAACGACTTACCGATAGAACTTTATGAAACTGCGAAAAGAACAGCAGCCGGACTTGAGCAGGTTAGACTGCGCCTTCGTTCTAATCCAATCCATATTAGTAGCGGTTATCGCTGCTTGTCTCTTAATGCTGCTGTAGGTTCTAAGAACACCAGTCAACACGTCAAAGCCGAGGCGGTGGACTTTACTTGCCCTACGTTTGGAAGTGTTGACCAGATTGTCAAGGCCATCATTGATAGCGATATTGACTACGACCAATTGATAAGTGAGTTTGCATCTAATGGCGGCGGCTGGGTGCATATTTCTTTTAGCGATGCTAACAAAAAGCAGGCTCTAGTTATTGATGAACATGGGGCGAGGGCTTACGCATGAATGAACTACTGGCAAAACTTGCACCACTCTTAGGAACTGCTTTTTTAGGCCCATTCGGTGGCATTGCAGCGTCTTTCATTGCCGATAAGCTAGGCGTTCCTGAAAAGACGGTTAAAGCCGTTAGCGAGGCTATGACTGCGGACAAACTCACACCAGACCAAGTAGCGCAAGTAAAGTTGGCAGAGATCGAGTTCAAAAAGTGGATGGATGATAACGAGATTAAGCGCGAACAATTGGCCTTAGATGATAGGAAGAGCGCGCGTGAAATGCATGTGTCTACGGGGTCAACAGTCCCCGCTGTACTAACTTACTTGATCACGGTGGGGTTCTTTGGGATATTAGCCTTCATGATGTCTGAATCGTACAAGAGTAGCGAACCTCTATTGGTCATGTTGGGCAGCTTGGGCACCGCGTGGATGGCCTGTGTCAGTTATTGGTTTGGTTCCAGTAGTTCGTCAAGAAACAAGGACGATACCATTGCAAGATCGCTGAAGTGATACGAAAAACCCCCAAGCAATTGCACCGAAGTGCTTTTGATGGGGGCTGTGGAATTATTCAAGAACCTTAGCAGTTAGCACTTGGATGCTCTTGTCTAGTCGGTCAAAAAGATAGTCCGGCAAGTTGTGCTTTTCTGCAAAGCTCCATGCCTCCAATGCCGAAAGAAGTTTTAGCACTTCTAGGATTTGTTCTTTTGTCATTTGGAACCTTTCAAAGTATCAGCAATCATGCCATACGCCCAGTTGCTAGCCTCTTGAATCTCGCGCATTGCCACACGAAGTGCTGCATTTTCTCTCGCCATTGTCAATTCACGGTCGCTGTCCTGTTTGCGAATGGCGCGGATTGTTTCAAGCTCTTGCTCTGCTGTAAGTGCGCGGCGCTCCCATTGTTTTGCGGTTGGCGTGCTCACTGATCGCCATCCAATTTCATTGCCGATAAAGCATATTGCAAGCTTGGTACGATTGCATCAAAAGTTGTTCGATCAAAGCAGCTTTTTAGCTCAATCGTTGCACCACCTTCGTCAAACATGCTCACACGAGCGGAAAACTCTCGTGTTTCGTCGTCGTGTATCTCGAATACTGTTGGTGTTGCGGTGTAACTCATGCTGCGACTTTCATAGCTGCGCTAGATGTGGTGCTTGGTGCTTCCATTCTTTGGATATACCGTAGTGCTGTTTCATGGCGGCTCTCGTTTTGGAACTTTCGCGCAACTGCAAAGATCAGTTCACGATAACGCCAAGCATCCCGTTGCACATAGTCATCAATGACTGGGGTAGAGTACAAAGGCAGGGTGTATTCACCTTCATGGCTTTCGTGTTCATCAGGGCAGATAACATCAAGCACCAAACCATCATCTCTCCGCATAGCGAATGCACACGGTGTCTGCTTCTGGCTTGCTTCAATCAGCGCCTGCGCTTCAGCTAGTTGCTGGCGTAGGGTGTCGCGCTCTACCTTGTGTTCCATTGCCATCTTGTCGGCGGCTTGCTGGTATTCGTCACGCTCTGCTTTCAATGAAGCCACTGCAAAATCGGCTGATGCAATTTGCTCTTGTCTGCGTGTAATCGAGTTTTGCAGTTGGGTCTGCATCAGCTCGTGATCTGCTTGCAGCTCTTCGATAGCGTCGGCGGCTTCATCGGCAAGAGGGGCTAATCCGCTGTACACAACTCGCTCACGCGCATTGCCTGCACCAGAGCGCAGTCGTGCTATCAATTCTTTGTGCATGTTTGTTTCCTTTGTTTTTGCAATGCGATTATACAACAAATTTTACATTGTAGTGTAATTTCTTTTTAATTGTTCCACTAGCCTATTTCTCTCAAGCATGGCATTGTTCATCTGCATAGGGCTGCTATTGGTCGCCACTTCCTCAAACAAGTCGAGGCCGTTCGCTATCTCTGCCAATGCGGGTTTCGATAATCATTGCGCGGATAGCTTCAAAGCTTGGCACTTTTGCAATCGCCCCAGGTATCAGTTCGTCAGAATAGGCGCGGCACTTGGTCAAGGTGTTCAACCAAGCCGCGGCATTGTAGGTTTGGTCGGTTCGGCGCATCTTGCGTGCGTATGTGCTAGTTTTTTTCACGTCGTCATCCTCCGCAGGTGCTTGGCAATCGACTGGCCTAATTGGTCTTTTGCATGCTGTTCCAAGTAATCAGCAGCACGTTTTGCCATGGTTATCAGATCATCATCGCCTACCCATGTGTAAAGGTTGCTATCAGCCTTGTAGCCAACAAATTTCACATTACCTGCGGCAATTTCTTCGCGTACTAGCTTTATTGCGCTGGCTTTTTGACAATCTACCTCGTCTGCCAGTTCCTGATACGTCCAATCAGCTTCACGAAGTAGCTGGCGCATTTTGTCGAATTTGGTGACTTTCATTTAATCGCGAGCCTCACGCCTTGCACCATACGTGCGCCTGGTATCTCAGTGCCTGCTTTCATAGCGGTCGCCAGTGCTTTCTTATCCACACGGGCAGGCGGTGGCTCTGGTGTCACCATGTATTCGGCTGGTATGCTTAGTGGGTCATACACATCTACGCTTGCGGGGTTCTTTTGTATCTTCATTGTGAACAACGGACATTCAATGCGCTCAATGTTCATTCGTTGCATGTTGCTTAGGATGTATTCCCGCAAACCTGCAGCAATCTTGGTGCGATGCGCTTTGAGAGCCTGCAAACGGGATATCTCTGCGTCGATTGCTGCATGGTTAGACTCTGCACTACGGGCAACGTATTCGATGTTTGCAGCCTTTGTAGCGATATCTTCAGGCAAATTGCTTGCTTCTAGCGTGTCAGCTACAGTTGTAGCATCTAAATCTAGCTCTGAGAGTGTGTGCGCCAGTTCTAGGTACTGATTTGACAAATTAAAAAGTGAGGACATTGGTTTCCTTTAGTTTGCTGATTGCGCGAGCAATAGTGTGCCGTGTTGATACATATTCATCATCTGAGTCTTCGGCCTCAAAGCAAATACTCACAGCATCTTCCAACGCATCGCGCCGGAACTGGAGCATTTGCTCTTCGGTGTAAAGATTACTTGGTTGTCTTGTCCCTGATTTTGGGCAAGCTGGTTTTGGTAGCTTGGTCATTGGTTTCCTTTTTGTTTGTGTATAGTGTAATCTATTTTACTAGCGTTTTGTAAAATATTTATAAATAAATTAGCGTCTATTGCCAACTTATTTTTGCAGCTTCTACATTGGAAAAACTGGGCTATTTGCCAACTTGTTTGCCAAGTTAGATTGGCACTGGTAGTGCGCTCCCCCGAGAATCCCCAGAGGCTACCAGTGCCAAAAACTTACTTAATCTTGATGTAAACGTCAGGCCTAGCGACGGCCATGATTCGCTCATGCTCTTCGCGAAAAACAATCAACCGTTCGCAATGGCGCAAGGCAATCCAGCGCACTACAAACAGCGGGAGAATTTCAGTCCATTTGGCCAACATCAGAATGGAAGATCTTCATCTTCGCCAAAGGGCTGAGTGGCAGCGTTAGATGCATTCGTACGCTGTGCCATTGGTGCAGCCTTCAAAGGGTTGTGTTTTAGAGCCTGCACCATTTTGGGCAATGCTTCCGGCACAGTCTTTCGGTCAAGAATCTCGCTCGCTGTCAGCTCTGTGCTAGCCTGAAACACGCCGCGCAACACCATGCGGCTGCTGACGCTGCCATCTTGTTTCTGATAGTCCTCAGTGCCAAGCAATAGGCCAATGGGCTTGCATAGCTCTGGGAAAATGCTTGCTTGTTTCTGCACGTCTTTCTTTTGATCGTAGTCGTAAACAGTCACAGTGCCTTGTTTGGGCGACAAGCTGCGAAGCTGTAAGCAGGTCATTAAGGCTTGTAGCAGATAGAAGCCGCTGAGCTTTGTTCCGTCGGCTTTTTCAACGTAGATAGAAACCTTCGTTTTTTGGCCTGCGTCGCTGGTGAAGTGCAGGTTTAACCCTTTTGTGCCAGTCTTTGCTGTGATGTCTTCGGCTTGTGTGATAGCTCCGAGGTATTTGCCAAGCTCTTTAATCTGGTTGCCTTGCGTGTCAGCTTTTCGCGCTGCGTTTGGGTCGAGGTTATACATGGTTGCTTTTTCCTTTTTAGTTAAGCAGTGGTTTGGGGAATTGAATAAAAATCTTGAATGTCTTGATCAACTTGCGCTAAGTCGTTATCAATGTGCAGGTCTTTGAATAGACCCATTGGACTTTTCGAGCAATCTTGCCCATTGGTCTGGGTTAAAAACTTGTAATTTCCGTTGGTCACTTCGGTGCGCAGTACGATCGTAAAGTAACCCTCTGGCACGATGGTCGAGTCAACCAACTTGCCAACAGTCTGCATGCGAATGTTGCCGAATTCGTCCGTTCTAGTGTGGGCCATGATGTAAACACGGCGATGGTCTGCCAAGTCACCCGCAGCGTTAAAGATGTTCCATGCACCTTTAGCCACATCGGTGTATTTGGTGTAACCGTGTTCGCTGCTACGTCCTAAAATCTCGTTAATCAAGACCGCCTGGTAATCATCAATCACAACAATGTCGTGTGGTGACTTACGCATGATTTTTTCAATCATCACCGGGTCGCTGGTTTGGATGACGTTGCCATCGTCTTGCATGCTTACCCGCTTTTTCCACCCAGCTGATTTGAATGGCAGAGGCTTTTTGATGCACTGGATGAGCAGTGTCTTGGTTGGGTCTAAATTTCTAAGGCTGGTAGATTTTCCACTACCCGATGAACCTAGTATTAGTGCTGCAATTGACATATCGTTTCCTTGTTTAGTGAAGTTTTATTGTAATCGATTTTACTCTGCTTTTTTCAATTCTTTTACATTTATTTGCGTTCTATCGTTTGGGTCTGGTGGGTATTGAACATCTAGCAGCTTGCACAGCTCTTGCATCAGGCGGTAGGCCGTATCTGATTCCATGCCAATAGCGAATAGGTCGGATTGGTTCATGTCATCCTCCGCATCGTCTCCCATGCTCGCACAATGGAGCGGTAGGGTGTGTGGCCGAATCGGTGATACATGGCGCACAGCCTGAAAAACGTAGTCACTTGTCACCTCCGATATTGTGGGCATGCTCGATTGCCCTGGCAAAGGCAGTCTCAAAATCACGCCCGTGGTGTCCTTTGTTGTATTCGCTGATATAGATTTCTTGAATCTGCTCATCACTTAAAGGCCCCCATACTGGCTGCGCGATATGCACACTTTCAGGCGAATTTTGTACACGTTCTTGCGATGTGTATAAATCCTGCTTATTTTTAAGCGCTTCCGTCAGTGCTGCGCGCAAGTTTTCTCGATACCACAACGACGATCCTTCGCCTGTTAAGTAGTCGTGGCGCTTGAGCGCGGCATACGCATCAGCCAGTGCCATAAGTGAATCTACTGTGTGGGTCATGCTTTCACCAGCCGTTTCTGAATGATGTAGCCAAAGAATGTACCACCTGCAACTTTTGCTACAAACTGAGCCAACACGATTACAGGCATCAGACTTCCAAAAGCAATAGTTGGGAAGATAATGGAATCAACCAATGCCCCTGCACTATTTCCTGCAAGGTTTCGCTTCATCCATTGGCCTGACACGGTGTTAAACGTGGCCCAATCTGCAAGCGCTGCAAGAGTGAACGCAACGCCGGATGCAATGGCAATCATCCCCGTTGCTGGATTGACTGCGTAACTTATTACCCCAGTTCCAACGATCATTGCAGCCATCTGAAACTTGCTCATCTTCAGCGCCAGATAATTTCGTAGAGCTAGGTCAAGTCCAATCAAGAAGAAGGCATTGATAGGTGTAATGCTTGGGCCGAATTTGGATACAAGCAAATTTGCAGAGATGATTGCAACTGCGTAGATGGCGATTAAAAAAGGCATAGTGACTCCTGTTGTGGTTGATTTGTCCAGCAATTTGCTGAGTTGTGTGATTCGATACGGGCAGCAAGAACTTGCGCCCTCCAGTCCTTGTCTGGCGGCATATATGTTCCTTTCCATGCGCCATCCATCCCCACGTTTCTTCCTACCATCGTGCTATCAGCTGACGCGAAAGGAATGCGTGTGAATACTTCGGGGTTAAGCATACGAAGCCCATGCAGTTTGCAGATCGGCTGGCCATTTGCGTCAACGATAGAAGCCAATGCAACATTGATTCTCTCCCACCACTTAGGTGTACCGACCATTGAAAACTCACCGGACGACCCAATGCAAACCCGTGGGTAATTTCTAGCCATCCATTGAAGGCGTGAAGTCGTTTCGTGCATGTGCCAAACAGGTGCAGCCATGTGTTTAGGAAGTGGGCAGTCCCTAAGAAGTGAATCGTTTGCTTTTTCGTCACCATCGATTACGTCAGGGATAACGAAAAAATCAAAGTTCGGTGTGTTCATGTACTTAGCCACCCACTGATAAAAAGGTGTCCAATCCGTTACTGGGTTTCCACTCATCCAGGCAGAGAATGCGCCGTTATCCAATGCAAACGACTGGCACACTTCAATCGCTATTGGCAACTGTTCGGGATTTGCAAATGACACGAACGAATGGCGACCTGCAAGAACTTTGGCAGCAGCTGACGCGGGTGTTATTGGTGATCCGTGATAGTGAATCACACTACCCCCGCCAACAATACAGCCGTACCAATTACAGCTATGGCAATGATGATCAAGTCGGTTAGCAAGAATGGCGGCTCTTGTTCGATTGGATTACCAAAGTGATCGAAGTTCTTGCGGTATGCGTTTGGACAGCAGTCGCATTGTCTGCCTTGGTTGCAATTTCCGCCACATCCGTTAGTTTTTGTGTGTGTCATTTCTTTGATCCTACTGGCCATCCAATGGCCCTCAATTCATTTACGGGGCTCTGCACAACCAGTGAGTTTGTACTTTTTGTGACTTCTGCATGAAAATACTTTACAAATTCTGGCAGACGCTCTTGAAGCTGCTTCAGGGTGGTGCAGGAGTCAAGTGCGGCGCTCACCTTGTTGAGGGTTGCCTCCCTTGCTTTCTTCTTGTCCTTGAAAGGTTTGGTCACAGCAGCAAAGTCTGCATCACCAACGTAATACTCATGGCCGCCATCTTGTAAGAAGTCATATGATGTTGCGTACTCTGTGCGCAGCGCCACTGGGTCCAACTTGTACAACTTACGACACAACTGGCTCATCGATTTTTCAAGTGCAACTTGAATGGCCTCCGTGTCATCAATTTTGGGTAAGTCATACTTAATTTCGCGCAGTATTAGTGACTTGTCGCATTTAGTCAGTTTCATTTTCCAGCCTTTACTAAGTTTCCAAAATCATCGGTTACGGCATCAAATACACCAGTGCCCTCAAAAAACGTAGTGTGATTGCATACCGTGTACCCAAGTGCGTGGTGGCTAGTTTGTCGCCACCAAGAGAATGCGCCAGAATATCCGCTGTCGCTGTTTGTGTTACTTGTTCGCATGATGTTTCGTCCTTTCGCCTATGTTTATAGTGTGCATATCAATTTTTCCGTTTGAGAATTGAACAAAAGCGTTAGCCATGAAAAAAGACGGATTATTTTTTCCAATGACTACTTTGTAAAGGTGGCTAACTGAGTAGCCCAACTTAGCTGCTACACCTTTGATAGAGCCACGAGGCAGGCTGGCGAAGTATTCGGCGATTGTCATGCTGCACCGCTTTCCAAATCAGCATCGCGCCTGTTTTCCATTTGCTGCTCCGCCAAGTCATATGCAGCTTGCTTGCGTTGGATGTATGCATGGTCTGTGCAATGCTCCATTACCGCATCCATTGCTGAGGTATCCATTAGCAGATCGGTTACATCCATACCATTGGCAAACACTCCCGTGATGTCAATGTCTCCCTCATCGTCGGCTTCGTAAAAGACTACAAGGTCACAGCCTGCGTGCTTGAATGTGGTTTCTACACCTTCGGCGATTGGCGTGTATTCGTTGATAGCATGGCACAGCATGGTCACTTCAGCTTCAAGCGCTCCAATGTGGAAGGCCATGCGCGATAGATCGTCGGGGTTCTTTGATGCTGCGTGTGCCGCACGGTTGAGTATTGTTTGTGCTTTCATAGTTTCCTTTTGGTTGGTTGGTGTGCATGTAGTGTAACTTACTTTTCAACATAGATACAAAAGAATTTGAAAAAAAAGTAAAATAGTTTTAACAAGGTCATGGCAATGGCGATGTAAACTGTGTTACATTACATGGGTCAAACAACTTAAAAGGACTTACACATGACGATGACCAAGAATGAAGCGATAGAGTTATTAGGAGGTACGCCAAATTTAGCCGCTAAGGCGCTAGGCTATTCCGTACCCCAATCTGTGTACGTGTGGCCTGAAATCTTGCCCCAGGCACTTGAAGACCGTGTTCGTGGTGCAGCGGCTAGATTGAAACTTAAGCCCAAAAAGCTCCCAGCGCCCGACCAGCAAGCATAATCAGCTACACATTTAATAGCAACAAAGGAAACTCATGAAAACTACCGACACAATCGACGTAACCGGCATTCACCCAGAACTACAAACAGAACTTATGAATAAAGCTAAGGAATACAAGAACTGCACTGACTTTGCTGCACTGATTCCGTTGTTCAGCGAATCAATTCTTTTGAACAAAGTTGAGGGTGATGATTATTTCAGACTAGCCGATCGGTACAAAGAAACGTACTTTGCTTGGGGTATTAACTGGCAAACAAATCAATCATGTAACCACCCAAGGAAACTTCCAATGCCTCAAGGATTGGTAAACGTCTATATAAATTGCATCAATATGTTTGATGACGATGTATATACAGAGACAAATACATCTATCCACAAACTTGCTACCGATATTGCATGCTATTACTACGATGATTTGAATAGCTCGTTTTACTTCTTACCAGAGCAGCTAGAAGCTGGACTAGATAAGATCAACGATTGGTATGTAACGACCAAAGGTTCTGTTGATGGTATCTTGAAGCAAAAGAAGATTGAAAAACTGCAAGCCGAATTAAATGGACTCAAGGAAACAAAATGAAAATCACACCCGCACAAAAGAAGCTGCTAACCATCATCGCCCAAGCCCCTCGGCGTGCTGATTACTTTACGCATGGTAAGGATGTAAGCGTCAGCATTGGAAACATGCCTGCTCGCCTAGCCATCTTGGTGGAAGCTGGCCTATTGTTTGAAGCTGAAGGCGCTTTCCACATCACAAAGTTAGGCCGCAGCCATCTTGACCAAGACGGCATAGCCGCTACCAAAGAAGCCAAAAAAGCATACGAACCATACAAGGTAGGCATGTGCGACCCGTTCAATCAACCGCAGCGACCAAACTCTGACCATTCGCACCTACGCAGCGTGGGGTACTTATGCTAGCCAACACATCACAGCTAGTGCAAGAGCTGGAAAAGAACGGACTGGCTAACCGTGGAACCGACTTGGGTGGATTGCTGCAATGGGCCATGCTGCACATTC